CCCTTGGCAACCGTTTCAGCGGCAAAGTTATTCGTTGATGTTATCACAGCAATGTGTGAGTAAGTGGTACGATCAATAGCAGTAATCGCACCTGCATCTGTCTCTGTGTCATCCGTGTCAGAAGCGGCAATGTGATCATCGACAGCAAATCGATAACTGTCGGCCAACATTATCTGGCACACCGTGTCGGTTGTCAAAGTCAACGTGACATAAGTAATACCAGGCCACGTTTTCTGATAACCAGCGCCCGGTGTATTGGGACCTTCAGCGACGTAAGGCACGTAGTACCCTACTCTACCTTCGGTAACAATTCCCATAACCGTTCCGCCCGGAATCACACCGAAACCAGGCAAAATTGAGATGGGCTTCGTTAACGCATCTTCCTGACGAGAATAGAAGACCCGTTTATAATCTTCCTGCCCGCCTCTGACCATATAAGGAGTATCTCCATATACCATATCGGAACTCACCTCCTTCCTTTATTTTTCTTTTTTACCTTCTGCCATTTCTACCAAGGAATCAACGGCTTCGTCATCGTCTTTGTCCAACTTGTCCTCTGCAAGCTTCGCAGGATCTGCAGTCGACTTGGACGTTGAACCCATTCCCATAACTTCGGTAGTGGCTCCGGCATCTTCAAAGAATTTGATTTCTTCATCAACGGCCTTTTCAAAGGCCTCTCTATCCAATTTGCCATCGTTGACAAACTTATCGTGACTGATCAGTTTCTTGATCTTGTCAAAGAACGTATCAGGAATATCCGAAGCTGCCAGCTTGGTGGCTACCAATACATCGGCTTCTGTTTTGAGATCCTTCATATCCCTGGCGAGGTCCTTCTTTTCAAGACCAACGAGTCTCTCCTCCTTCGTTTCGTTGTCCTTCGAAAGCTTTTCTACTTCTTTTTGGTGCTCCGCTACAAGATCAGCCTTCTTGGCATCGAAAGTGACGGTAAGATCGTCAGTAAGTTTCTGAACTAAATCAGGATAAGCTTTTGTCAATTCTTCGACTGTTTTAGGCATTTCGTCACTCACCTCCTTTGAGAGTTTGTTTTCACTTGTTTTTGTCTTAGTGTTCTCCTCACCTCCTTTCTTTCCGAGTTCTTCATACTCGATTTCGGTTGTTTCATCTTTTGAAAACGCTTTAGATTCCGTCTGCTTGTCCCATCCAAAGACACAAATAGACGCCTCTTGAAATTCAGCTTTTCTCCAAATGGAAGCTGGGCCCTTCATTGTCATCCCATTAACTTCGGCTTTGTCACCTTCCCCGATACGTTCCACCGTAGAAGGTTTTGCAAACAACGAAGCTTGAAAAGGAAAGCCTTGAGAAGATTCCTTCTGGAATGCAAGGCTGTGTTCGTTATCGAGGAATACAGAAGTCTTTGGATCTAACCTCAAGGCGCCATTTTCAATAATTGGCTTCCCCGTGAACGCTATCCTCTTATCTCTGTCATGTTCCTCAAGGACGGGGTACTTGTCTTTAGAGAATTTCAACCCTTCAAGATCCACTGCAAGATCACCCCAGAACCAATGACCTTTAATAATCCCTTCAAGATCCACTGCAAGATCACCCCAGAACCAATGACCTTTAATAATTCCACCAGAGTAAACTGTCATCTGGAGCTTTTTGACTTCGCCCTCATCTCCTTCAGCAAAAGCGTTACAGCCTTCTCCTGTCTGAACGAGCCTTAATGCACCATTTGGAATCTTTTCCTTTTTCATGATGACCTCACTATTTAGGTTTTGGTTTTGGTTTTGGTTTGGCTTTTGGCTTTGATTTAACTGTTTTTGACGGTTCTCCCTCCAAAGTTTCTTGCAAAGATTCTGCGTCAACGTTGTATAATAACTCAGGATATTTTCTATCCTCTGTTGCTTTTCTCAATCTCTGTCTCGCGTACCCACCAATTCCAAGATAAGAAGCGACAGCCTTATTCGGGATCCCGAGAGTCTCAGCAATCGGACCATGCTTCACACCCAAGACTGCTTTGGCTCTCCCTTCCGTCTCTAACGTCTCCGAGATGGGGAACGAAAAATCTACAAGCATCTCAGGCTTTTTCTTAACCTTATCAAATATAGGCTCTGCGTCATCGTCGTCGTCATCGGTCTTAGCCGGCGTAAACCCTATCGCCTCCTCAACGATCACTTCCTTTGGAAACTTACCCAAAGCGGCCTTCAGATGAAAGATCGATCCCCAAAAGTCGTGCCGTAAGAATCTTTCAAAGTATGCAACCTCATCTGAGATACGATCCGTCATTGGTCCTCGTGATGCTTTTACAGACGCGTAAGTCCCGGTGGAACTTCCAGTTGTCACATCGTGGGGCTCATCCAAGCCACTCGTCACCATCTGTAAAATGTCCGTATCTTGCTCCTTAATAGGAGACAGCTGGGGATTGACACATTGCAATTCAACTCCCGGTGGAAGAACAATCGTTCCTCCCGGGGTCTTCTTCGCCATGATCCCAGTCTTTTTCTTTTGATCATCAGTCATTCTCAACCAGAGCTTGTACGCCCTTGGCTCAGTGATGCTGATTACCCAAAGGTACGACCCAGATGATTTCTTATGATCGATCTCGTATTTTTTTAAATTTTCGTAATGATTTAACCACTCTAAGGTGGTTCGAAGGTAGGATATTGCACGGTGGGTTATAAAAGATTTATCCCAAGCAACGATAAACCTGTTGTATCCACCGAGTCTATTGAAGATTTGTTTTCTATCACGAGCGTACTGTTGTTTGCTCCTGTCATAATCCTGATGCTTGCTTGCAACAGCGACAAGCTCTTCCGGAAAGTGGGCAACAAATATACTGGGCACCTGATGAAAATCCTCACTGGGCACACCCCACTTAACACTCTTATCCCTTTTGATATTATAAAACAAAGGCATGACGGTTTTAGTTGGATGAAATATAATTCCCGAATCCCCGTCCCCTTTAATGCTAATATCACTTGGATCAATAAAATCTACTTCGATAAACCCAGTTGGATGACAAGTCAGACATAAAAACAGTTCGCCCTCAACGTTTGCCCTCGCAACATATTTGGGCATGAAATTGTACAAACGATTTCTTGGGTCAAGCTCGATCTCCTCAATCACCTGCTGAATCTTTCTTTCCCCAGATGAGGTTTCAAAACCAAAACCAGTCAGACGCCCCATCTTTCCCCTAATGGCGGTATTGACTTGAGGACTCTCGTGCAACTTTGACCAACATTCCTGAGAAAGCGCCTCTCTGCTCAACGTGGACGGGTCTACAAAAAATCCATCAGGGTCTTTGTACTTGTTGGTGGCAGAGGGATCGTGCTGCCAAGGCGCAAAGGAAAACTGGAGGTCCTTGAGATATTCCTCGGGGATAGAATCAACAAACTCTGAAAATCCTTCTAAAGAGTCGGGGTTTTTCATATAATTTCTCTAATTAATTAAAGATAGATGCCAATTCATCACCCTTACAGCCAATTATTGATACCTGTCAAGCACAAACACTTAATTATATTGCAAGTTCCATAATTACACTTAATTAGGTGCAAAGGTTTGCAAGTGATTACAACATGTTGTAGGTGTGTGTAGGTTGGCTCACAAGATGTGGTAAAAATGTACTAAAATGCGGGAATTCCCAAAAAGAAGAGCCTTGAGGACCGCAAGAGCCCCCAAGGCTGTGTGAAGAAGAAGAAGATTTTGGAACAAATCAAATTAGAGCTACAATGTTTTTATAATCTTGTCAAGCATATTTTCCAACATGATCCACATTTCGAACAAAATAACCAAAGTCCGCCCCAGCCTTTCGAATTCTAAAATCGTCCGTGGAGAGGTGCCGGCCGCCATACATGCCCCAACCAAGGGCAAACATAAAATCATCCTGAATACCATACTTCTCGTATTTCTCGACCGACCCAAACCAACCTCGTTCATTTCCCTGGTCTGTCACTTTCAATACATGATTGAAGGCCGTGAACTCCTCCCGGGTGATGTCTTCCTTTTTGGATCCATGTATTCTTGTTGGCGGACATTTAAACCTTCCCTCCCTGACAGAGATCAAAACCTCCTTAAAGCACTCCTTCTGTCGATCGTAAGTTGGAAACACCGGCTCAAACTTGATGTCCCTCTCGTCGCACCAACCCTGCACATCCCAAGCACCATAACGCTCAGAGCAAAGACAATCGATGCCATCAAACTCGTCGTTCACTAATTCCAGCTCTTTCTTGACCGCATCTAAGGAATGATCCGCAACATTCAAAACATGCAACACAAAGTATAAATACTTTGGGGCCGCCCCATAACCAAGGTACGGGTCTGTCCGACTACCCGCAAGTCCCTTCGCCACAACCACCAGGATCGTTCTTGCAATCCCCCTCGTTGCGTAGGGGTCCCCAAAGTCCGTACCGGCAAGTACCGCCCAATCGGTATCGAACATGTCGGACAGTTTATCAAGATCCTCCATGGTCGCCATCTGAGGCGCCGTGTAAGGGTCGATCAAAGAATACATGTCAGAGATGTGATCAAACTGGCCGTCAATCTCGAGTATCTGATCTGTGGTGGTATCGATCCTGTCAGCAAATCCCTGACCTTTAGAATCCCTCATAACCTCAAGAAGGCGATGCTTGCGATCCAACAAGACGTTCATCTCCTTATGGTTAAGCCTTCCACCGTTCGATCCAATATAACTGATCTCTTCAATCATCTCATCGGTGAAGACCGCTTCCTTGCCGGCCGACCATAGATTCAAGAAATACCGCTCGAACTCACCAAACGGGAACTTCATTCTATAATCGTCCAGCTGGTCCTTCGTCATATTCGGGTTCCAATAATCCGCGGGCACTCCCTTCTGTGAAAACCGATAAGAATAAAACACACCCTTGGTTTCTCGCTTTAACGCCTGGGAGTACAGCTGATATAGTATGTGGGTTTTTTCAGACACCGTGGAGTCGATCACGCCAAAAGCGTTGGGGATGTTCCGGATGGAGCCATCAAGCTGAACAAAGAACTTGGGGTTCTTCATGTCAAAGATCTCAGAGAACGAATAGGCGGTGATGTTGGAGACAATACCAGAGAAGGACGAGATCGATCTAATCAAGCTGTTTATGTTCCCCTTATGATTCCTCCGACGTATCTCCTTCTCAAGTATGTTCCGTTTGCCCCCGATCCATTCCAACAACCCCGGGGAGTTCAAAATAATGTCACGCATGATATCAAAATGCACGAACTTCACCTGGTCACGGCTGTTCGCGCCAAGCATGATCTTCTGCTGATCCCACATGAAAAACTTCCAAAGCAGCACCAGGCAAACCAATAACGACTTGCCCTCCCCGCGCATC